CAAATGCAGTTCAATTTCACCCTATTGAACAAGCACCTACATATCCAAAAAGAAATGGACACATAAGTTCGTACCCTAAATGGACAAATAACTGGTCAATAAAAACACCTAAAGGTTATTCAACATTGTTTACACAGCCAATGCACAGAAAAAGTCCATTCACTATTTTAGAAGGAATAGTAGATACAGATGAATATACACCGCCAGTAAACTTTCCATTTGTTTTGAATGACATTTCATTTGAAGGACTTATTCCTGCTGGAACTCCAATGGTGCAAGTTATACCTTTCAAAAGAGATAATTGGAAGATGGAACTTGGAAAAGAAAAAAATATATTAGAACAAACTAAGATGGCAAAAAAACTTAAATCAAGATTTTTTGACTCATACAAAAATCAATTTAGAAAATCAAAAGTGTATAAATAATGACAACTACCTACCGTTACCTGTTTGTTGATCTTTTAAGCAACACTATTATTGGAGAACTGCCTTTAACTGGTGTTGGTTTTACTCAACAACTTAATCAACCTGGATCTTTTCAAGGACACTTGCTTTTATCAGGTGTGAACGCTGATAAATACAATGTTGAACTTTCAACTATTCCTGCTCACTGCGGGTTGTATGTAGATCGTAATGGCATTTTGGTTTGGGGTGGAGTTATTTGGGGGCGCTCATACAACAGCACCTCACAGACCCTTTCTTTTAACGCGCAAGAATGGATTTCATACTTTGATCACAGGCGCATTACGCAAGACATTCAATTTACAAACACAGATCAATTACTTGTAGCCAAAACACTCATTGAAAATGCACAAAATGCAACCTATGGTGACATTGGCGTTGGCTATAACAGCGCAGGGCAAACATCATCAGGCGTGTTAATTGACCGTGTTTATTACAATTACGAATTAAAAAATGTGTTTCAAGCGGTGCAAGACCTTAGCCGTCAGGGTGATGGGTTTGATTTTTCAATTGATGTTGAGTATGACGCAATTACAGATTTGCCTGTTAAAAACTTTAATACTTACTTTCCGCGTAGTGGCACTGCTTATACTTTTGGTGATCCAAATGTACCTGTATTTACTTTTCCCGCAGGCAACATGGTGGAGTATGAATACCCTGAAGATGGATCAGTTGTAGCCAACACCGTGTATTCATTAGGCGCAGGATCTAATGAAGGTAAACAAATTGCGGTAGGGCAAGACACTACAAAACTTCTTGCAGGTTGGGCATTGCTAGAAACAACCGCTAATTATTCAGACATTACAGATCAAACAGTTTTGCAGGAATTAGCAAACGCTCAAGCACTTGCAACTTCTTATCCGCCAACAGTCTTAAAAGTTGTTGTGCCCGCCTATGTTGATCCTGTCTTTGGCACTTATCAAATAGGAGATGATGCCCGTATCATCATCACAGATAGCCGTTTTCCTAATACGCTTGATGAAATTTACCGCATTGTTGGCCTTACGGTTCAGCCAGGTGAAGATGGCCCTGAGCGCGTAACATTGACTCTTGCACAAGGAGCGGGAGAAGCGTAATGCCATACATCAATCAGCCAATTGATTTGCAAAGAATGTTTGCCGATCTAAATAACCGCCTAAACAAACTAGAAACTGCGGTGCGTTTTACATTTCCTAATGTAACTGTTGATCCAACTTACCCGCGCATTGGTGATGCCTGGCTAAACATTACAACTAACCAGGCAAAGATAGTAGATAGCGCTGGCACTGTTCGCGTCATTACCTGGACATAACAGTTATACTTTTTGCTCATGAACGCATTAGATTGGGCGGCTTTGGCCGTCAGTATCATTACCATTTTAGGCGGCTTTGTAGCCGCAGTACGGTGGTTGGTTAAGCATTACCTGGCTGAGTTAAAGCCCAATGGCGGCACATCATTGCGAGATGAACAAAACCGACAGGGTGAAACAATCAAGCGTTTGGAAAGCCGCGTTGATGAAATTTATAGCCTCCTTCTTAATCGCCGTTAGTCTTACAGGGTGCGGGTATCAAGGTTATACACGCTACCCATGTCAGGAATTTGTAAACTGGGAAAAGGCAGAGTGTAACCCGCCGCAATGTGAAGGCATTGGGCAATGTACAAAGGATCTATTACCTAATGTGGAATTCAAAAATGGCTAGACGCAAATACACACCTGAAGAATTACATGCCCGTTTAATTGTCACCATAGGAATTTTGCTTGCGTTGGTGTTTGCTGGTTCAGTCTTTGCCATGTTGTACGCATTGGTATTTGTAACTCAACCTATGGCACAAGCCCCTAATGATGCGGCATTTATTGATCTTATTTCAACCTTAACCGTATTTCTCACAGGTACGCTCTCAGGCATTTTGTCGGCTAATGGACTAAAATCCAAACCAAAGCCACAGGAAGGAAAAGAAGATGAGCCTAAATAAAGTTATAGAACTTTGTGAAGCGTCAGTAAATTACACAGAAGGCCCAAACAATGACACCACATTTGGTAAATGGTTTGGCCTGAACAATCAACCCTGGTGCGCAATGTCTGCATCAAAGATGTACTTTGATGCTGGAATTATTGCGTCAGTAGCCAACACCAAAAAAGGTTTTGCCTCATGTGATGCCTGGCTAAAGTATCTAACAAAGAACAATCAACTTGTGCCGATTGGTCAGGCTAAGCGCGGGGATCTTGTGTTCTTCCAATTTGATGAAGATGCTCAACCTGATCATGTGGGCATTGTTAAGTTTCACCATACAACACTCAAGTACCTACAAGTATTTGAGGGCAATACCTCAAGCGGTAAATCAGGAAGCCAATCAAATGGTGATGGGTTTTACCTCAAGAGGCGTGACTATAAAACAATCATGGCGGTAGCCCGCCCAAAGGAGTAACAATGGAACAGAAGCACCTAGACATGTTGAAATCAGCAATCCGCCACTTTGCAGTTACCGCTGTTGCGCTTTATGCCGCAGGAGTAACTGACATCAAGGCGCTTGCATTTGCAACAGCGGCGGCAGTTGTTGGCCCTGCAATCCGTGGCATTGACAAGAAAGACCCTGCATTTGGATTAGTTGCAGATGTAGTAACCGCAGAGATTGACAAGTTGGCAAAGGCAAGCAAGAAGCCTGCAACGAAGAAGAAAACGAAGTAAGTAAACGGCCCCGCTAACGCGGGGCTTTTTACTTTGCGGTACGCTTTGTTTGGGAGGTAAGACATGGCATTAGAAAACGCGTTTACAGAAATACTTAGCAAGCGGGCAATTGGGCGCTCACCCCTGAATGGGTTTTGCCCTTATCAATTGATGTACAACTCTTTACCTAAAGAAGATCAAAAAACATTAGATGATGCGTGGGAAAGAAATTACCCTGTTAATTTAATAGTGCAGGCTTTGCGGGCAGATGGCCAAAAATGCAGTGCGGACACTATTAGAAATCATAGAAATGGAACTTGCAGGTGTCCAAAAGAGTAGAGGAAGTTCTTGATAATCGCCAAAGTGAATACGGAAGCGCTCGCAAAAACTTCACAGCCATAGGCCGCATGTGGGGTGCGCTTTTAGACATTGAGGACATTGATCCTGCAATTGTTGCCTTGATGTTTGATGCGGCAAAATCAGTACGGATTACTGCAAATTTAGAGCATGAAGATAGTTGGATAGACAAAGAAGGCTACATACACCACGGCAAGGAGATCGTGTTTACAAATGAGCCTTGAAAAAAGATTACAAGACATGCCTGAAGGCATTGAGTCGCAAGATGTAAAAGAACTACGCCAGGTAATTTTGCGATTGCAAAAACAACTCAAGCAAAGCAAAGAGCGCAGTGAGGATTTAGTAGAAGCAACACACCGCGGTGCTTATGATGCAATGATTTCATTGGGTGCAGTGCCACCTGTTTCTGCGCCACACAAAGATACGCGCAAAATAAATCCTGAAGTTGCTTTGATCCACACAACAGACTGGCAAGGCGCAAAAGTTACAACCAGTTACAACAGTGAAATTATGCGTGAACGCGTCATGCAGTTTTCTGAAAAAGTAGTACACCTAACCGATTTGCAACGCCATCACCACCCTGTAAAAGAATGTGTAGTGATGTTTGGCGGTGACATGGTTGAAGGTTTGTTTAATTATCCTGCGCAGTTATGGCAAATAGACGCTTCATTGTTTGGCCAGTTCACTACTGTTTCACGGCTATGTGTGGACTTTGTGCGCGAGATGTTAGCCAATTTTGAAAAGGTCACAGTGATTGCAGAGTGGGGAAATCATGGGCGCATTGGTGGCAAGCGCGCAGAAGTGCCTAAGTCTGACAATGTGGATCGCATGGTGTACGAGATGAGCCGCCAAATTCTTGCAGGAGAAAAGCGTTTAACCTGGGAAGATTGCCCTGAGGACATTCAAGAAGTTGAGATTGGTAACTATCGCGCCCTGTTAATGCACGGTGATGAGTTAGGCCGTTCAGGATTTGCAAGCCCTGCGGCATGGATCGCAGGTGCTAACCGTTGGAAAGCGGGCGCACATGATTACGATTTCCATGACATTTTCTTAGGTCACTACCACCGACATGCACAAGAGCCAATTCAAAAGCACTACAACATTTATTGGACAGGATCAACGGAGTCAGATAACCGTTATGCGCGTGACTCAATGGCCGCTAGTGGCAGACCGTCACAGCGTTTGCATTTTGTAGATCCAATTAAGGGCAGAACAACAGCCCAGTATCAAGTGTGGTTGGACTAATCCTCATCATCATCTGAATACTCAGTTGTGATCAAGCGCATGTTAGAAACATCTACGCCGTGTTCTTCTGCCTTATCCATTGCATCTTTG